GGCCACAAGCTCCCCATCACGGGACCAGCCAATACCAACCCCGCTCTCCAGGCGCAGAAGGCCTGGCATGAGGGATTTCAGATAGTCATAGACCTGATCGGTTTCGAACACCAACATGCAACAAGGGTGTCAGGCTTGGCACGACCTGTATTAGGAAATGCGCAAAACTTAGCTCCTTGTAATATGATGTAAGGAGCGCATTCACAAGATAGCGTGTATATGCTCGAATTCAAAACACTGCAAATATATGAGAGTTGAAATGCCAAGGCTAATTAATTGCATTTTCAGCTTCAGAAAATTATTTGAAATCAACTAGATCAGAGATACACCGTGAACATCAAAGCACTAAAAGCGATTCTTCAAAATGGGCAGTTTGAGCCCTTCATCAAACATATTAGATTTCCACAATACAAAAACATCGAGCCATTTACACAAATAGATTTCACATTTCCAATAACTGCACTCGTCGGAGCAAACGGCACGAACAAAAGCTCTCTCCTAAAAGCTTTGTACGGCTCACCTGGAAGCAACAACTTGGGGAATTATTGGTTTTCCACTGAAACCGACCCAATTAAAGAAGGCGATAATTTCCCCAATTGCTTCATTTATGGCTACTTTAACAGTCATACCAAAGAAACCGTAGAGGTATTAAAAACAAGAATTCGAAAAGAAAATGATCCTGATTATTGGGAGCCATCTAGGCCAATCTTAAGATATAATATGACACCGATGCCTGACTATGATGGAAGCGATCCAAACAGATCTAAAACCCGATGGAAGGCCATTCAAAAAAATGTCCTTCTTATTGACTTCAGGCATGCACTTAGCGCATTTGACAGATATTTTTACTATGGAGATTTCTCTAAAAATACTACATTCAGTGAGAAAAAAACATTTATTAGAAAAAAAGCTGGCCATTTAAAAGTGGCTATTGATTCCGGAGCTAAATATTATTCACATTATGACGTGAATAGAATTGTAAACAAAACCAATGCCGCCTTGACGGATGATGAACTTAAAAATGTTTGCCATGTTATAGGCAGAAATTACACAGAGATCAAATTAATACTACATACCTTCTTTAAAATTGAAGGACATACCGCACGAATAAGCAACACCAACCATCAGTACACAGAAGCATTTGCAGGAAGTGGCGAATTTGCGGTAGTAATGATCGTAACGCAAATCATGCGCTGCGAGGAAAAATCTTTAATTTTAATTGATGAACCAGAAGTATCACTTCACCCAGGCGCTCAAGAGAGACTTGTACAATTTCTAGCGCAGCAGGCTATAGAAAAGAAACATCAGATTATTTTCACGACTCACTCGCCAGCACTAATAAGAGATTTGCCACCAGATGCCATCAAGGTCTTAACTCTTGATAGCAAAACACAACGCGTAGCATTAACTAAACAAAACTCCCTTCCAGAAGAAGCATTTATACAAATTGGCGAACCTTTGACAGGGATTGTAACCGTAATAGCAGAAGATAGATTAGCAATAGAAATTATAAAAAAGGCGCTGCGCGCCAATGACCCAACAAAACTAAAATTAATAAATTTCAAATATTACCCCGGGGGTGCAAGTATACTTTTCAACCACTATATTAATGCCTATGCATCCGAAAACAGAAAGGATGTACTTTGCATTTTAGATGGAGATCAGAAACCAACGACATGTTGGCCGAACAGGCGAGAATCTGATATAATTGCAGATGATGGCTTATCGGATTGCATCAAAATTTTATCTGGATGCGAGATTAAATTTAATATCGACAGCGGCACAGCTAGCTTCAAGGAAAAGCAGAAATTCAAGGCTCAGCGCGCATTTCTCGATTGGTGCTTCTCTCACGTAAGGTATCTGCCAAGTGACTTAACACCGGAAGCATTTGTTTTATCGAAAATTGGTCATGAGACCACTGATAAGCCGAAATCAGCATTTATATCGCTTACAAGGAAGAGTCTTGGCCTTGCGGATAGCGAAGAGGACCCTGATAGCGAGAGCATTTTTCAAGAGCAATGTCGAAGAGTAGCGGAGATTCCTAATAATGACATCGATTTAAAATCTCTTTCGTTGTTGATTGGAGATTTCTTTAGAAAAAATTAGAACCTTTATGATTCAAGTAGTAGATTTTTTCTCAGGCTGTGGCGGAACAAGCTGTGGGTTTGAGGCTGCTGGGTTTGAGATCCTTGCAGGTCTTGATATTGATTCGTCTGCTGCTGCCACATTCCGTAAAAATTTCCCCCAGGCTAATTTTATTGAAGGTGATGTGCGGGAACTTCACACTGACACATTAAGTTGCTTTTTGTCTAAAAAAAGACTGAAGCCGTTGTTGTTTGCAGGATGCGCCCCATGTCAACCATTTTCCAGACAAAACAGACTAAAAAGCATTGACGATCCCAGAAGAACTCTTTTGAAAGAGTTTGGAAGATTTATTGAAGCTTGGATGCCTGATTTTATTTTTGTAGAAAACGTGCCAGGGCTTCAGAAAATTAATAAGCGCGGCCCTTTTTCGTCATTCCAGTCTCACTTGAGAAAGTTGGGTTACCACTTTGAAACAGCAGTAGTACCGGCTCTATGGTACGGAGTGCCCCAAACAAGAGAACGGCTCGTTCTAGTTGCAAGTCTCAAAGGTGAAATTAGTATCCCTGGACCCACTCATGGACCAAACTCATCAGGAGGACCGTATACAACCGTGAGAGATTGGATATCAGGTTTGCCAGAGATTTCCGCTGGAGAGGTTTCTGCCTTAGACAAAGATCATGCCGCAGCTAAGCTTGAGTCATTAAATCTAAGAAGAATCAGAGCTACTCCAGAGGGAGGAGGGAGAAATTCTTGGCCAAAATCTCTTTTGCTGAATTGTCATAAAACGCACTCAGGCCATAGCGACGTTTATGGACGATTGGCTTGGGACAAGCAAGCATCTGGACTGACCACAAGATGCATCAGTTACTCAAATGGAAGGTTTGGACACCCAACTCAAGACAGAGCACTGAGTGTAAGAGAGGCCGCGTGTTTGCAGACATTTCCTCGAACATATCAATTCGAGGGAAATCTTAACTCCAAAGCAAGACAGATAGGAAATGCGGTTCCACCAAAAATGGCGCAGGCATTTGCCAAATCTTTCATTGAAGCCATGAAATAAGCATCATTTGCGGTTCATCTATATAAATATCCATTAATCACCTTGTGCATTATTATTGAAACTTCCCAATAACCACCTTGTTTATCGGCTGCGGTGAGTTGATTATTTTCAACTGTAAGCTTTAAGTTAGAATCTATCCAAGCTGTATTACGCAGGTGACACAGGCCATGTGATTTTGCTTGGCTCTTGCTGAAATGTGAGATCACGCAATGCTCTACGGTATTCGAGCCAGGCCTGCCGCTCCTCCTGAGGGGTGGGAGCATCGGGCAAGATCCGCCAATCGCACGCTGTCAACAGCTTGTCCCGCTGGTAGCGCACCTTTTCCCACTCGGCAGCAATGTCGATTGCTGGGCCATCCCAGCAGCACCGGCCAACGTGCCATCGATGCGTCATCGATGGGGCATCGGTAGGCACGAAGTTCTGGGGCGTGCCCAGCCGCAGGCGTGCGCCATGCTGCGCCCGGTAAAACTTCAGCTCGGCATCATGGTTGTAATGGCCCGAAGCAACCATGTAGCCCTCATCATCGACTACGTAATAGGACTTCATCGTTTGGCTCCTGTCATGAATCCACTGAGGCTGCCAACGCTGCAGCCCGTTTCACCGGAGAACTGCAGGGTGACGGTGTGCAGGCCGGGGCCCATAGGTGAGGAATATCCATGGCAAACCGTTGTATAGGCCAGGTCAATGGCATGCTCTGACATCAGCACGCCGTCCACCCAAAGGCGCGTGCCAGCTGTGCGCCACCCTGCACCGTAGGAGACATAGCCGGTCACCAGAATGGTCACAACACCGGCCAGATCAAGGTTGATGGCCATAGATAGGACATCCCGCCAACTTCCCCAACCCACTCCCGCAATGGGGCCGCGCACCATCGCCGCTGTCGGAACTGTGACTGCGTTGCCGCCGATCTCCAAAGTGCCAATGGCTGCTGACCCGATATAGGCTCGCGTGATGGCCGCCACATCCATGAAGTTGGCGATGTTCCCGGAGCCCATCTTATTGAGCCGGTTTACGAAGTCCCAGGTGTTCATGGTGGTGCCATCAGGCAGTTTCACCGTATTGCCAATGACGGCGCCGGGGGCGGTGGCCAGGGGTCCCAAGCCTTCGACCTGAGTAGCCTTCAGGTTGCGCAGCCAGGTGGCGTCCAGCCCATTGGCATCCAAAATGATCCTGCCGCTGTTGTCCCGAACAGTGAGGCCATTGGTATTCACCTTGCGCGCGGCCACCGTGCCGTCTACCAGCAGATCGCCGTTGAACACAGCCGCAGGGATGGTCCATGATGAGCCCATCCAGTGGCGGGTTTGCGTGAAGCTTCCACCGGTGATGGTCACCGCATCACCGATCACCAGATGGTTGTTATTGGGTGCGCTGCCGCTGTTGCCCAGGCTGGCCCAAACGGCCTGACGTGCGGTGGTATCGCTCCAGGCGAAACCGCTGGCCGACAGCATCACCGACCCGCGCATGCCGTCGCTCAGCTTTCGGCCAGTGCCGTCTACCCGCAGATTGCCCTTCAGGTAGACGTTGTTCTGCAGGTAGATCCCATCCGCATCCACACCAAAAACCACATCTTGCGGCCGTGGCGTTGTCATCTGCCCGGCGCTGTAGCTGGGCGAGACAACGGCGAATTTGTCAGCCATGATGATGAATGCGCTGGAGGCTTTGCCGTTCACCTCCTCGGCCGCGATGCCGTAGCCCGCCAGCGCCCCACCCGCCTGCACCTTTAGCGTGTACTGCGCGCGCAGGCCTTCTGTGTAATCGGCAATGACGGTCATCTCCTGCTCCAGGCTGGCACGGCCCGGGCTGCCGTCCTGGTAGTAGTTGCCCAGGGAGGCCTGCAGCTGAAAGATGTTGGTGGCCACCGCACGCTGGCCGTCCGACCAGGCCGCCTGCATCTGTCGCACGCCGGCGGCGGCCTGGCCCAAGCTGGCCGTCGTCTCGCGCACGAACATGGCCAGGCTGCGCTGGTTGTTCTGGATGATGGTTTCCACCTCCTGGATCGCCGCGCCGCGCTTGGCCGCCTCATCAGCGATATTGCGCAGCAGCACTTCTCGCATCTCCTCGGCCAAGTGGTCGAAGCGCGTGGGGTCATCCAGGGTTTTCATCAGGCTCTTAAAGAGCTTGGAATCGATGATGGACTGGGCAAAGCGCTCGATTGCCACCGTGGCCGATAGGCCGCCGCCCAGATCAATCACTGCCTCGCCGGGCCCGGCCACCTTCTCTTCTTTCAAGATGGTGATGGCTTCCGAGCCCGTGAATTCCTTCAGCTCGCGCAGGGTGACAGCGCGCTCCATCTCATTGCCGCGCTCACCGCTGCGCACCTGCAGATGCTCGGTCACAGCACTGACCCAGTTGCTCAGGCCTTTGTCGGCCAGGCTCAGCCGTGGCAGCGCCGGGAGCTTGGCCGGGCCGGTATCTCTTTTCACGCGGTTGTTCATATGGCCTTCAGTTCATCGCTGGTTGAGCACAGCACCACCGTGGTTACACGGGCCGCGCCCTCGACTTCCACCTGGTGCTCAAGCCAGCGGCCGGGCGGCAGGCGCTGCGGCTGCAGGTTGGTGAAGGTGGCCGTGTGTCGCAGTTCTCCATCACCCCAAAGCCTCAAGGTGATCGGATTGGCCTGCGTCTGATCCCCGTAGACCTTTGCCCAGGCCAGAATGGACTGCGCGCCCTGGGTGGCTACGCCCGTCTTCCAGCGGCCCACGCGCAGGGCCGTTCCGGTGTAGCACTCCATCAGATCGGTGCCGCTGGCCACGTACATCAGGTCATTGAACTTGTCGACCCATGCGGCCGTGCCCGCCAGGTCAACATGGCCCAGCTTCCATCCATCCTTCAGGCTGAACGCCAAGCATCCGCCGCCGCTGCCCCTATAGAACAGGTAGTAAACGCCTTCGTGCTCCACCGCGAACATGCTGCCTGGCTGGAGCGCCTGCCATTCGTCGCGGTTGATGAGGGTGCGTGTCACAACCTCTACCCCGCCCTGGCCGGCGAGGCACAGCCCATCTGGTGACGCATAGAGCACGCCGCCCTGCACCCCCACAATGGACCGGCGCGCGCTGCAGGACTGGTTGCTGTCCAGCTTAATGGCCGTCATGCTGGATGAATGCGCACCGGTGATCAGATACGGGTTGCCGGTGGTGCCCACAAACAAGGTTTGGTCGAAAACGCCAAAGCCCACCACTGGGTATTCGGTGGTGATCTGGTAATCCACTGGCCAGGCATAGGGCACATAGGGCTCGCAGAACGCCACGGTGTTATCGATGAAGCCGGCCATGATGCCGTTGGGCATACCGACCAGACCGCGCAGGAATGGGTTCACGCCCGATGTGGGCTTGTTCTCGCTCTCGTACTGCGCATCCATGCGGTACGGTGGCGCCGACCAGGTGAACTGCGGCTGCAGGCTGTCCAGCTCCTCACTGGCCTTGTCGTCAAGGAACTGGCCCACGCCAACATCCAGCTCGGCCACCAGCTGCCAGGCCGCAGCAGTCGTCGACGTGTTGCTGCGGTAGATGCGCCACAGCTTCACATTGCGCGCCGCCAAGGTCTCGCCGGTCATGGCCCCCGGACGGGTGATGGTCACAGTGTCGTTCGCGTCAACCTCCACCATGTCGGTGATCGGCGACGGCTCCGACTCCTCGCCCCAGTCGGTCACGAAGGCCACCACGTAAAACCGCGAATCCACCACCCGCTCCACCAGGCCATCGCCCACGATGCCGGAGACGCCGCCTTGGCCGGTGAGCATGTCGCCCACCACCGCAGTGCCATCGATCAAAGCAGTGAACTGGTTGCCCAGCTGGGTGCCAATGCTAGCCACGATGGTGGCTGCCTTCTGCTGGATCTCGACCATGCGCGCGTTCAGGCTGTCGGCCTGAGATTTCGCATTGCTGTCGGCATTCGCATATTCCTCCAGCGCTTCGTTGTACCGATCCATGGCTGCGCGGTACTCTATCCATTCTGGGTTTTCGGTTGACAGCTGCGAGTCACCGCCCCCCGTAGTGATCCACTGTGGTGACGTAGGAGTTTTGGGCCTGACCGGTGCAGATGCGGGCACATCCCAGGACTTCGTCAGGGCCAGCGCGGCAAACTCCTTCACCAGCGAGTCCAGCTCATCCCGCAGCTTGGTCGCTGAAGCCTTCGGCGCCACGTAGCCCTTGATCGCGTCGACCAGCTTGCCGGCTTGCGCCGCTGTGAACACGGCCTCTCCGGAGCGATCCCCAGAAGTGTCCGGGAACTGGTGCAGCACCAGGGCTTGTTCCAGCTCCTCCCATCGGAACGGGTAGGCATAGGGTGCGGCCGACACCGGGATGGCCCAGCCGCCCGCATGGCTCAAAGCACCCAGCTTCGTGGTGTTCATGCCAGTTTTGCTGGCCCGCTCAGCGGTGACCACGGCATAGAGCATTGATGGATTGCTACCGGGAATGCCAGGTGGCAGCGTCAAGTCATAGTTTTGGCTGACACCCGCATAGGACTTGCCATCATCTCCCCACCGCACCTTGAGGGCATTGCCTTCGTGCGGAATCACGGTGGCCAGGATGTCAGCACGAATGGCATCCGCGAAATCGCCATACATCCAGTTGTCAGCCTCCTCGGGCGTGAACTCGTCCACCACCTGCGCCGCGATCACCGGCTTTACTGGGCGGACCACCCCAAGCAGCCGGTCATTCCCGCGCGTGTCGATGGCGCGCGGCCGGGCGCTCCCATCGTTCGTCGTCTGGTATGTGCGCTCTGTGGCTTCGTCGTTGATCTGCCCTTTGACGAACGACAGCTCCTGCGCATAGGAGCGGATAGCAGCATTGGGGTCTTGGACGACCTCGCCGTTGGCATTGCGGTGGAATCGGTACAGGCTCAGCGCCCCCTGTACGCAGGCAGAATGCCGGCGATCCGTGCGCAGCGGCCGAAACTCATTGCTCGGCAGGAACAGGTTGAAATTGGCCCGGGCGTAGTTCGCGCTCAGGGCTCGGTCTGAGACGCTGGGCGCTTCTCCAGCAAAGGCGGACAGCTTGTATGTCGTCATGCGCCCATACTTGCAGGCTTGGCACGCTTCTCATGCGGCGTGCCAAGCCCTACCCCAACGCCTATTACTCTTCAGGTGCCGTGGCTGGTCTTTCAGCAGACGGCTCAAGCACCGGCTTGGATTGCTCGAAGTCTTCCTTGATAAAGAGAGATCCCAAACCTGCCACCAAGACCACAGCGGGCAGTTGCTGCCCCAGTGCTTCGCCCGTATCCAAGTCAATGAGGTCAATGCTTGAGGCAAGCATTTCCGGAGTGACAGCCGTATAGATTGGGGGCATGGGCACGTACCGGTACACCCCGTCTTCACCCATGATTTGCTCTTCCCGCTGCCAGAGGATAGACGGGTCTTTGCCATAGGTGTTGTCAAGCATGGCTGTGCGCACACGAATGCGCGCAGCACCCGGGTTCAATGCTGGCTTATATGGCTTCAGTTCCTCATTGGTCATATATTTTCCACTGCTACAGATTGATAAGATTCCAGCCCACTACAGGGTTAGAAACTGTGTAATCACCGAGAACTACTCCATTGCCAATAGCGGCTGCTGTGTAAATATCACTACCCGGTGAGTTAGATGCGTATAGTCTAAATCCGCCAATGCTCGTGTAATAACTAGGTATGTACAAAGCTATCTGCTTAATTGCTTGTTGGCTTCCAAGCTGCAATGAAATGAATTGAGATGTTGTCGAAGAACTATCTCCTTCCCAAATCGTCGATGTGGAATTGTCCGCCGCATAAGCGTTAGGTATACCCGATGGACTTGAAGAACCTACCACCCCCGTTATCAGGTCTGGGCCTCCAGGCGTGGCGCGCAATTCAATTTCTGCTACACCTGGCGCATAGCTACCCGCATAAATGGAATTCAAATAGAAGAGCTTGTAATACTGGTACTTTGGCATTTTCTTTTTGCCATACAGATGACCTAGTGTTATCGCGCCAGAAGTCGGCACTCCAGCATCGCAGCCGTAGTAAGCGTTGAGGCTGTAACCCAACCCAAATTCGGCGTGTGCTTGGGCCATGGAAATTGGCCCAGAGGACGGCATAACCATTAGCCTGCCCTCACTTTCAAGCTATCGACTTCGCATCGCAATTCCTTTAGCGCCTGAATGAGAACCGGCACCAACTTTGTATAGTCCACCGTTCGCCATTGATGGCCGTCGTTGTCTGCGTCGGGAATGGAGCGGCCGACAGCCTCAGGCATCACTGCCTCCACCTGGTCGGCGAGCACGCCGATATCGGCCTGGCCGGGCTTCCCAATCAGATTGGTTTTGTGGTTCCAGACAAAGCGCACACCATCGAGCTTTGCAATCAACTCCAGCGCGTTGACTATAGGCACCACGTTGTCTTTGAGATCGGGGTCCGAATAGGCTTGCACGTTGCCAGCGGCGACCATGTTTCCTGCGGCATCGGAGTACCAAGACCAGGCTGCCCGCGAGTAACCGCCAAGACCAAAGTACCCATCCCCACGAATGCCCAAGCGGATGGCGTAGCTGTCATGCCAGAAAGTCATGCCCGCGAGATTCCCATCGCCTCCAGTCGAAGTCGAACGGGCGACAAAGCTGCCGTTGCCCTCGCCACCATCTGCTGCAGCACCTGACATGATGAGGCTGCGCTTCTGGCCTACAAGCTGACCACCCATAGCTCCACCGGCCAATGGCAGCTTCCCATCCAGGGCTGTCTGCAGCCCGGACACCGTGGCGATGTCCTGCACACCCGTGTGGGTCGCACGGCTGCGGAGTGAGGCGTCGGTGGCATTTACTGTCGCACCAGCGGCCACGCCCGACAGCTTGCCCTTCTCCGCAGTGGTGTAGTCCTCGGTGCTCAGTCCCTTGCCAGTAACACCCTCAACCTTTGCATCGAGCGCAGCCTGCAGATCTGTGATGGTGGCAATTGCCTGCGTTCCGGTGTGAGTGCCGCGGTCGCGCAGTTGGGCGTCCGTTGCGTTCTTCGTTGCCTGCTCTGCGATCGAGGCGAGCTTAGCTGCTTCTGCAGCTGAGTAGTCGGTGGTGCTCAGCCCCTTGCCTGCCACCTTGTCGACCTTGCCATCAATCGCAGCCTGCAAGCCAGTGACGGTGGAAATTGCTTGGGTGCCGGTGTGTGTGCTGCGGTCGCGCAACTGCGCGTCTGTCGCATTTTTGGTGGCCTGCTCTGCGATTCCGGACAGCTTCGCCACATCTGCATTGGCAAAGTCGTTGGTGGACAGGCCCTTGCCCGCTACCTTGTCGACCTTACCGACCAAGTCTGCCGCTGTGGCCATTGCCTGAGCAAAGCCAGGGTTGGGGTAATTGCCCGCAAGCACGCCGCCGGCGGCGCCCGTAGGTGGCCGTGGGTTCGTCAGTCGAGGGTCTGCATTCTGTGCAAACTCCCGCATACCCCCAGCGGTGACACGCATCTCCAGCATGTCCCCGGGCAGATAGGCTTGCCGCGTGGTGCCCTCTTGAGCGCGCAGGACTGTCAGGCGACATTCGCCCACCACCGAGTTGTCCACCAGCGTGACACGCATCACCTCGATATTGGACTCAAGGGAACCTTCGCGTTTGTACGCTGTGAGCACATACCAGTCACCGGCCGCCGGTGAGACCAGCTGGCCTGCGGCGCCATCTGACACGCGCAGCACACCATAATCCAGCTCTGTTGCCGGCGTCGAAGAGGCTGGTGCAGCCTTGACGGCCGCAATGAAGACCGTCTGAAAATTGTTCAGAAATAGCTGAGGCATGTCTTAAAGCTCCTTGATCCGGACGAAGAGCTCAACCTCTTTCTTCCGGCCGTCATTCGTTTGCGGGCAGACACTCACCTGGTACTTCACACCTGTCGTGCCGCCGTCATAGATCCACACCTTGACTCGCTGGCCCTGAATCGCGTAGCTTGGAGGCATTGGCATCGCGGGCTTCACGCTGATAACGCAATCCACGATCTCATCGCCAGGCGGAAACCACTCACCGAATTCGATGTCGTAGTCCTGAACGTCCGCCGGCTGTTGGGTGACGGTTCCTAAAATGGTCATGCTGTTACTCCGTCACATAGAAAACAAGCTGGCTGGCTTGCACGATGAAAACGCGGGAGTCCGGCGCCGGCTCATCGAATGGAAGGCGCTTATGGATCTCAGGGTTGATCTCGATATGGGCAATGCCCGGGCTGTGCACCAGCGCTCTGCGGAGCGCGCGGGCGGTGACGGCACCCTTTGCCTTCGCTTGCAGCAAAGCATGCAGGCGGGCCTCGATATGGGTGTTGCTGACCACAAAGGCCTGCGGCCTGGCCTGCACTGGTGAGCGGAGCCAGCGGCGCACATAGACCGTCCCGTCACCTCTGGCCCGTACTTCGCCTTTGCTCTTTACCGGGCCGCGAATCATGCGGCGAGTGACCGGGGTGAATCTGGCGACACCCTGGGACTGAACGGCACCGTGTGCGAGCACATGCGCCTTGATGGTGCTTTTGGCTTTCGCCACCACCTTTACGCGCCCCCGCACTACCGGAAGCGTTACCTCGATCACCACGCGGCCAGTCGCCGCAAGCAACGACCGGACATCGACGCGGCCAATTACGCCGTCGACAACCGCACGCGCCTGCGCGCTGACAGACAAATGGCCTTCGATCCTGCCCAAGTTGCCGGCCGCTATTGCCTTCGGCTGGGCTGTGAGCTTGCAATATGCAAGCACCCGGTCTGTCGTTCGGATCCGGGCAACACCTCGGGCGTCAATGCGCACGCGCACCACCGGGTCGGCCTTGCGCCCGTTGATCATTACGCCGTTGATGAGCCCTCGGTTCACGCCCTAAACCTCTCTGTTAGAGCAGCTGCAGGACAAAGTCGCCGGTCAATGCCTGGCTGTCCACCACAAACACATCGTTGATCTGCAGAGTGCGCTGCGCCGGCAGGGGCTCGGAGTACATGAGCGTGGCCGTGGCATCACCGGCGGAGTCGCCCTCAACAATGCCGATGTGGGTCACCGTCACAGGTGCGCCCGTCACAGGCGGGAACTCGGCCCGAGTTGCGTTGTACGAAGCGCCGTTGGCGGGAGCGGCAAAGGCGCCAGTGGGGACACGCTGATACCAGGCTGCTGCGACCTCAGTGCCTGCGGTAAAGGCGTCAGTGGGATCTGCAGTGAACAAGGCGAAGTAAGGGGTGCGGATCGCAGGGAAGGCCTGGCCGCGCAAGGTGGCGTTGATGATCGCGTTCGCCATCGAGGTCGAAAATCCAGACATGACAGTCCTTTAGGTTTTCGAGCACTCCAGCGCCCCAATTACAGTGATTCGTCTAGCGTGTCAGGCTTGGCACGCTACATGGCCGGGGCCATTTCGTTTGCAGCCTTGCTCTGCACGCCCAGGATCTGGTTGAACAGCATGAGGTGGCTGGCCGCTAGTTCCTTGTTGCCGCCGTATTCGGCGTCCTTGCTCCACGCTCGGAACAGCACGAAGTGGCGCAGCGCGTCCATCCAGCGCTCGGGGATCGAGGCGTCTTGGCTCTCGTCCGTCAGATCCGCGATGGCCAGTTGCACGACGGCGCGCACAACAGTCCCCGCAACGGCAGGCGGGTAGAACAACACCTCGCGCGGGCTGCGGATGTCGTGCATAAAGTGAAGCACCTCACGCTGCGGGGCCTGCGCCCGCCAGCCTGGCACCGTGGCATCCAGCACCCACAGATCAGTTTTGGTGATCCGCTTTCGGGCTGTGTTGCCGTTGTTGGTAATGTCCATCAGGGTGTGGATGTTCGGCGCAAGTTCGTGCCGCCACCCCGTAATAGATAGGTCCAGCTCCTGCACCAGCTGGTCGGGCCGCTGCTCGGCGAAGGTGCGCTGCGCGGCGTTGAAGTAGTCCAGCAGCTCGGGACGGGTCCAGCGCACATGCGTTTCGTCCTGCACCTCGCGTGCAACATCGCTGATCAATTGGGTAACGGTCAAAGCCATCGCGTTCTCCCGCGTGAAACCCGGCCGGTGCTGGACCGCCACACATCGGTGGAGCCCCGATCAATCGCACGCTGGAACAGCGCAACAGCGACGGCGGCCTGGTCGGGCAGGTAATAAGTCGTGCCCGGCGTGTTCAGCAGCTCGGCCTTGGCCCCGTCCCGTATCGCTTCGTGATACAGCGTCCCCACGGTATCGGGCACAGATGTGGCCCGCGTGGTGGGCACCAGGGACACATACGCCTGCACTGGGCTGGAGATGCCAGAAGCACCCACGGTGAAATTGCGCAGGTCGGTCGACACCAGGTAGGCGCACCCGCGTTGGGAATGGCGCCATGGGTCAGAAGGCAGATCCCGGCCATTGGCCACGCTGATAGGGCGGCCGTCACCCGTTGCGCGCTCGATGCGCAGCAGCTCGGAGCCCTGGGGCAGGTCGAAGGTGTATTCCTTGAAGGCCTCGCCCGTCACCTCGACGGGCTCTAGCCACTCTTGCCAGGCACGGGTCTGGCGCAGGAAAGAGCGCGCAGCCCGGTTGATGCACTGGTAGATCAGCGGCACTGGCGCCGCTGGTGCCACCAGCTGCAGCTCAGGCAACCAGTTATCCCATGACGCCATGTCTGCCCCTTACTTGGGTGCGCGGCGCACGCGGCCCGATGGCTTGGATTGACCTTCTTGAGGCAAGCCGGTGCCGGTGGTGAAGTCGTCGTCATCGCCGTCGCCACCATCTGCAGACGTGCTGACAGCATGTTTAGCTGATCGGGCAGAGATCCGAGCTTCACGCTCAGCGCGTTGCTTCTGGAACTTCTGTTCGTTGTCGAATTCTTCTTCGTCCATAAAGCCGAGCACCTTCAGCTCGTCCACATGGTCCTCGTTTTCCACATCACAAGCCAGGGGCTCGCCTGTGAACTTGAAGGTAGTACCGTCATTCAGCAGCACATTCAGGGTGCCATCTTTGCGCGCGGGCAGCGTTGTAAGCAATTTCATTTTTTTCTCCGGTGGTTCAAAAAGCCCCGGCAGCTCTCACACTGCCGGGGTAGGAAGGCCCACAGGGCCGCGCACATCAGGCGTTGGCGTACACCAGATCAATGCCGAAAATTCCAGCGGCAGTGCCAGCACCGGTGATCTTCAGAAGGATCTTGCGATCCACTTGGCTGGGGGTGACCTTGCCGAAGGCGGCCGGCACCAACTGCACATAGCCACCGGCCACACCGGTGTCGTTGTCCACGATCCAGGCTGCGCCGCCGTCAGCAGCATCAGCGCTGAAGTCGGAACCATCGGCATTGGCCAGGCCCACAGAGGCCTTGAAACCAGCGCCGAGGGCTGCAGGGGCACGGACATAGACCACAACAGGCAGCGTGCCTGCGGGCAGCGTGCCAATCTGGCCGATGACGCCAGCGGCATGGTCGGCCACCGCGATAGGCTGGCCGAACTGGGAGCGCACCAGCTCTGGACCGCCAGGGGTGATAGGGTTCTGGTGACCGGCGGCCACCGCGCTCAGTTGCTTGAAAGCAGGCATTTCTTTCTCCTTGCTTGGTTGAGGGGGTGGCCGGATTAGCGGCGGGCAGCCGCAGTGTCCACAGCGAACAGACCCTGGTCGTGCGCAGTGCCGTCCCAGTCGAAGGTGGACTTCTTCACCCCGAAGATGGACGAGGTGGTGATGATCACCTGGTTACCACGGTCGGCGGTTTCTTCGTGCCAGCCGTAGCGCATGCCAGTGCCAGGCGAGCCGAACGCGATCACACCAGCCTGCGCACCCATGAACAGTGCGCGCGCGGTTTCGACGTTGCCGCCAGCGCCATGGTTGTTGTGACGGATCACGTTGCGGTGGCTGTGCAGGATCACGTTGCGGTGCATGCCCAGCGCCTGCTTGAACAGGGGCGACTTGGAGCCCAGCGCACCAGCGGCGGCCTTTTGCAGGTCCATCCATTCGCCGGTGGCGGTGTTGTTGCGCAGGTCGTCTTCCTGCCAGGTGTGCATCACCATGACATAGACTTCTTCGCCGTCCACCATGCAAGGCTGCATTACGGGCACGTTGGTAGCACCACCGCCTTGCACATCAGCGCGCGTCTTGGCAGCACCGATCACCTTCAGGCTCATCTTGTCGGTAGCGTCGATGTTGGCCACGGCCGTAGCATCGCCGCCGAACAAGTGCGCGTACACCGAGGGTGCAGTCAGAGGGTTGCCGGCCCGGCCCTGGTAGCCCAGCGGCAGCAGGAAGTTTTCATTCACGCCACGCGAGCCAGACAGGTAGGTGAAGTTCAGCTCATCGTGGAAACGGCCCCACCAGCTGGCTTGCTGGGTCTTGGCGCGCTCACGCAGGTTGTGCAGCGTGCGCTTGCGGGTCATGCGGCCGCCGGTGTTCACACCGCCGCGCGCCTGGTCGATGTACAGCTGGTCGGTGTAGAAGCGCTGCGCCTCTTCCTTGCCTTCCAGCGTGTCATCGCCTTCGACCGGCGCCATGCGCAGTTCGGCCAGCAGGTCATAGGTGATCAGGTCGCCCTGTTCCGATTCGAGATCGGTCAGCACCTGGATAGGCACGCGTGCACCTTGGCCCACGGCAGAAAACTTCTTGCCGAAGTAGGAAGCCTGCGAGGCTTCGAGGGTCAACTCGCCGGAAAAGCGCTTGACGGCACGGGGGCTGTTCACGCCCACAATGGTTTTACCCATGGATTGCTCCTAGTGGTTGCGAGCACTCCAGCGCCCCGGTTTGAAATTCATCAGCCCCATGGTGCGGGGCCTGACAGAAGCTACGATGGCAGGCTTGGCACGGGCCTTGCAGCTGCTGTGTTCTTTTTGATGACGGTGTCAGAGTCCGCCGAGATGGCCATACGGGCGGTCTTGCCCTTCTTGTATTCCAGCTCGATGCGCACGCCGCCAATGGTCAGCACGTCACCCGTGCGCAGCTCCATGGAGATGCGCCGGGTTTGGGGGGTCTTGTCAGCCGAAGTCATTGCACCCTTCAGGCCGAACGCAGGTAACGCGCGTGCTTCTCGGGTGAGCGCGTCTTCAAGTCCGACAGCGCGCGCTCATATTCCAGGCCTTCCAGCTTGTCCAATTCGGCAAACTCATTGCTGATCGGATCGGCATCACCTGCTCCGCCTGGCATATCGGCCAGGGTGTTCACCACCTTGGAGGTGTCAGGCTTGCGGTTGACTGCGCCGGGCTTCGCCGCCGTGGTCGGAATGCTGTGCAGCACCACCATTCGCTTGTGCGCTTCTTCCAGCAGCCAGCGCGAGGCGCGGTTTTCGTTGCCTGGCTGGGCGGCGATGGCACGCAGGAACGTGTCGAATTCCGCCTGCTTGGCCGTGTCCTTGGTGTAGTCGATGATGCCCAGCTCGGGAGACTTGGCGGCATCGGCGACAAAAGTGTTGATGGCGTCCAGCCAAGCATCGGCTTGGGACTGTTGGCGCATCTCCTCGGCGATGCTCGCGCGGTTCTTCAGGTCGCGCAGGCTGTCGCGCTTGTCTTCCAGCTCATCGAGCTTCGCCTCATACTCATCGGCATCGATGTCGCCATCGTTGAGGCTGCGGCGCAGGGCATGCATGGCCTTGCGGTTGTCGGCCAGCTGAGTATCCAGGTCGTTGGGGACCGTGACGGAATAGCCGCCCTTGGCTTTCGCAGCTGTCTGCTCCGCATCCTTGCCACCTGCAGCCGGAGCTTCATCGGCGTTGTCTGTGGGCTCGGGCTTCTTGTCGGACTGGGCGCCTTCAGGCTTTTTGTCAGCTTCAGGCTTTTTGTCAGCTTCAGGCTGCTTGTCGCTCTCGCGCTTGCCGCCCTTGCCAGCTTCGCCGCCCTCAGCCGGCTTGTCCTTGTCCGCCTTGTCGTCGTCGTTCTGATCGTCGTCGTTGTCGCCGTTGTCGCCGTTGTCGTCGCCGTCCAGTGGACCCTGGCCCAGGGCCGCCAGCGCAGCGGCGTTGTCCGCGTCGGCGTCGTAGTCGTCGTCCTCCAGGGCTTCAAGCTCTTCAGCGGAAAGCAGACGGTTGCGGTCTTCGGTGGTCATGATGTGCGCTCCTATTAGTTTGCGGAAGGTGCCACGACAATGGCAGGCTTGGTACGAGGCCAGGCCTCCTGCATCAGTCGCGCATCAGCAGCGTGCCCTTCAGCTTGGCGCGCGATTCCTGCACCACCTTCTGCCAGACTTCCACCTGCAGCTGCCATTGCTTCGAATACGGCTGTGCAGGTTGTGGCGTACTCTGCGAGGGCGGGTCGGGCAGCGTCAGTGATGCGCTGGGGGAGCTTGGCGAAGTCGCTGCGCAGCCCTGCAGCAGTGCCGCGCACATCAAGAATGAGGGTGCCCAGCTCTTGCTGCGCTTTGGCGTTGGCGCTGTTGCCAGCTTGGAAGTTGGATAGAGCATCGTTAAATCCTTTCTGAAAACCGGCCATGTCGCCCAGCACCTGCCGGGCCTCTTGCAGATCCTGGCCAGACGCATCCAGCTTCAGCTGGGAAATCTGCAGCTCGTAGCGGTTGGCCTGCACATAGGCGGCACCGGATGCACCGATTGCCAGGGCCACGCCGGCGGCAATAAGGTGGCTGTAGATCACTGCCCACCCCCTGCTACCGTCTCAGCACAGCGCGCCAATGGCACATTGCCGAGCCGGTGGTCTACCCATCCAACAACGAAGGTGGGCATGCCAAGGCGCATGTAGTGCGCACCCTGTTGCACGTCCACCAGCTTCAGAACCATCTCGCAGGCCTTGGCCCGACCTCGCTTGCGCTCCAGCGCCTGGTATGCGGCCAAAGTGCGGGGGCCCAGCTGGCCGTCTACGGTCAACATTGGATAGTCTTGGCCGCCGCGATTGAGCTGGTTCAGGGCTTCCTGGAACCAGCGACTGGCCCGCCCAGCTCCCGCGTTCACGCCGGCGTCTACCAGCTTGTGGCCCACCGCCGGCGAGATGGCTATGACCCGGTTAAAGCCCGGCTCGTTGATGTAGTCCTGGGAGTAGATGTCGACAGCCACCGCCTTAGGCAGCTGCTCCATAGGCCCCTGGTAGCCGTAGTCGCGGGCTACCTTTTCAGTGATTCCGTGGTTGGTAGCCCCACCTGGATCCTTCGGGTCATTGACGAAACCGCCTTCGACCGCGAACAGCGCGCCCACGATTGCCGCCGCAGCTGCCAGGGTGGAGCCCCAAACTTTGGCCTTGTCGCTCATTCGTCGACCTCCAGCACACCCAGGTCCGTGTCCCGCTCCGGCGCATAAATGGGGCGCCCGGTCGAGCGCATCAGATCGATACGCATCTGGCGCTCGCTTAAACGCAGCTCGTGCTCCTTCTGGCGCCGCGCGTCATCAGCACGACGCAGCTTGGAGGCCTCACGCTTGTAGTACCAGGTGATCAGCAGGCCACCGATAGCAACCATCGCGCCAACGATCCCGAAGAATTCGTTGGATGTAAACCACCCTAGCCCTGTCATGCCCGCTCCCGCCATTGATACTTTGTTGCCGGCTGCAGCAACGTTTTCAACGGTTTCAATCCTGAATGCCATTGCCACGCCCTTCAAATTGGTTGAGTTGTTTGTTCATACCGTCCATGCGCTGACGGCTGGCGGCCTGGATCTCGGCCACGCGTTCACGCGAATCCGCCTCGATGCGGGCCACCTGCAGCCGCACATCGCCGTCGCTCTTGATCTGTAAGGTCTTGTTGGCCAGGTCTGCCTGCGCCTTTGCCAGCTGCTTCTGCACTTGGCCCAGCTCCATGTCGGCGTCGCGCTTCACCGTGGCGGCCACCCCCTCCATTTGCTGGGCCAGCTCAGCATTGCCGCCGCCCGTGCGCAGCTGCTCGGCCTCGGCTTCCAGCTTCTGGGCGCGGGCATTCACCTCGCGCACCTTGGCCACCTGCTCCTCCAGCGCCGCGCGCGCCTGCTGCTGCTGCAGCTGCAGGGCTTCGGCCTGGGCCTGCATCTGCTCCTGCATTTGCTGCTGCTCTTCGGGTGTCAGCGGCTTGTTGGGGTCGCGCTCGCCCGTCAGCTTGCGCAGCTCGTCCGCGATCGCATCGTTGTTGGGAAGGTCGCTGTACTCCATGGCGATGCTCAGCAGACGCATGGCTGCGTCTGGTGGCATGCGGCCGGCCATCTGGTTCAGCGCATCGAACATCACCTGGCGCAGAGTGCCCGAGTAGTCCTGCTCAGACACCACGAAATCGGCCAGGCTGGCGGTGATGTCGTTCAAGTAGCGCACCGAGCCATCGGGCTGCTGCTCGGGCTGGTTGACCTTGACCCACTCCAGGGCGCCACGGTGGCCCGTCAGGCGGATCACCTTTTCTTCCGTGTACCACTGCTCCACCAGGGAGAGAAGCTTTTCGCCCTGCACCTGCACGGCAAAGCGCAGGTTGTCGAATGGCTGGGTGGTAACCACGCTGCCCTGCATCTGCCGGGCCTTGATGGCCTCGCCGCTGCTGGCATTGGTCTGGCGGCCCAGGTTCTCGTTAGAGATGCCGGCATTCTTCTGGATGGCCTGCGCGTCCAGGGTCATCATCTGCACCTGGCCGGCCGCCAGCTCGCTGTCGCGGTGCAGCTCCAGCTTCTTGCCAGACTTGTAGATGATCACGCCATCGGGCATGTTGGCCTCTTCGCGCGTCTCGTTGATGTCTTCGACCGCGCCCTGCTCAGCAATGATCTGGTTCGTGCTCAGCGTGAACAGCGCCTTGCTAGCCCGCTTGTTCAAGTCCATCTGCAGGTCGCGCACGCGCCGCACCACCCCATAGGGCATGCGGTCCCGGCCGCGCCGGTAGCACCAGATGGGTGTCAGGGTGAAGGTGTTGTGGCGCATGGGCATAGGACCCATGGCCAGCAAGCGCTCTTCGGTCATGACAGCCACATGCATTCGCATCACCACGCAGTCAGTGATCGAGCCGCCAAAGGCCATCACCACCGCATTCAGGGTTTTGTCCCACTCTTCGATAAAGGAGCCCTTGAATGGGCCGCTGGATACCACGCGCGCCGATACCGGCATGCGGAACTGCGCCTCGATCAGGCGGACACGCTTGCGCGGCTCACCGCCCAGGTTGCCCCGGCCCGAGGACAGGAATCTGCCCGTGGTATCGCTGGTGTGTGAGCCTTTGACTTCGCCCTGGTAGTAGAACTCGTCCTCAGTCCACTGCGTGGCGCTGTACTGGTCATCGTGCATCGAGGCGCGCTGCAGGATGTCTGCCCGCTCCGGGTACATGGCCATGGCCACGTCTTCATCCGTCCACCGGGAGCGGAAGATGTATCGTGCATCGGACAGGTCGGGCTCCAGCGAGAACGAGTCGTGGATGACGTTGCGCCAGTCCTCGTACTTGTCGTAGATCACATCCTTGGTGGGGTCGTTGCGCACGCCAGAGTCCACCCAGCCGATGCCCACCTTGACAGCATCCTCGAAGGCGCGGGAGCGGTTGTACTGGCTGCGGTTCAGGTCCGTGACGTACTTCAGGACCTTCGTTTTCACATCGGCCATCTCCACGTCGTCTTCGGTGCGCGGCAGCACCTTCCAGTCCACGCGCGCCCGGCGCTCGGTGCCAATGAGCCAGTCCACCATTGGGGCCACCTCATTGAACACCAGCGGTGCCTGGCCTCGCTCCTCCAGCTCGGCCGCGTCGGCGAAGTCCCACTGGTCGCCGTCATAGAAATCGTGGTCCACCGCCATCTGCATGCGGTTCTCGGCCTGAATCTCGCGCTCACGGTAGTACCAACCCATAAGCTTCTGGTGCCACTTGCGAGCCTCCGGACGGTCCAGGATGTGGGCCGGCTGCTCGCTGCCTTCCTCAGTGACGCCCTCGTCCACGTTGACGACGTTCTCACCAGGCGCATAGGCGCGGTTAGGGCGGAATTCAAAGTCAGGCATATTCCGCTCCCTTGTCTTCCGGCAGCGTCAGCGCTTCCCGGGCCACTTCCTTTCCGTCCTGCTTGACGATCAGCTCACCGAACTCGCGCGCGGCTTCTGGCTTGTTCCAGACAGGCTCAGACGGCATGCGGTAGAGATCGGGCAGGCCTTCGTTCAGGATGGTGGCCACTCGAACCCAGTTCGCCCGGCTGGGCTCGATGCCCAGGACATCGCAGGCGACCTTGCACTGGCTGGCCAGGTACTTGGGGTCGTCGTACTTGTAGGCCGCGCTCTCCATGAGCACGTACCACGGCGACTTCGAGCGGTAAGCAGGGATCAGGACCAGCGCCCGCTCGGCGTTGATCCAGGTGTACACGGCGAGCAAGTCCCCGTGCTGGCGGTGAATGTGCGCTTTGCGCAGGTCGATACATGCAGGCATGCCCGCCACAGTGGCAGGCTTGGCACGCTATCGAACCATTGCACCGCCGCGCCGGCGCAAAGCTTTTGCGCTGGTGGTGACGCCGTTGTCCATCAGCGGCACCGCCTGGCCGGCATAGCGCCACACGTCAGCGCCGTGGCTGGCGTCATCGTGCAGCGGCGCGCCTGGCTGCCCGGTGCGCGGGTCGATCATCCGTTTGTAGCGCTTCATGCAGTCCAGGAACACATCGCACTCTTCCTCATCGATGTAGGCCTTGGGGAAGAGCGACCGCGCCAGGCGTATGCCTGCCTCGATGCCAGACACCGGCAGCACATGCGATGTGCGGCCCATGTCCTGCATGATGCCCTCCACGGTCGTGCCGCTCTTAACGTCGCCGTTGCGCGCGTCGTGCGGTAGAAAGTCGGTGCCCCATATCACGTCCCACTCGTTCTCCAGCTGGATCACATAGTCCTCGACCGTGCGGTGGCTGTCCTGGTAGTAGGAGATGCAGCGGAAGTCCATGTGCGTGCGCTGAATGAGCAAGATGGCCATGTAGTCCGACCAGCCCAAGTCCCAGACGGTGTGCACGGGCAGACGTGGGTCGTAGCTGACCCGGCACACGCGGCCCTGCTGGTAAAGTTTTTCGATCTCCTTGGCGTAGATCGCGCCGGCCGCAGTCCGCTTGGGCTTGCCGCCCCAGATATTTGCGTAGTTGTCGGGATCAAGCAGCTTGCACTGGCGGCGCTCCAGGTCCAGCACATGGGGAAACCACGGGTTATCCCGCCAGTTGATCTCGCACAGCCAAACATCAGCGCGCTTGGTCTTGATGAAGCGGCTGTATGTCTCGTCCGTCTCCATGTCCGGATTGAGGGTCATCCAGATCTCGCTGCCCTCCTTCCGGATGGTGGGCGTGAGCACGTCCCAGGACTTCTTACTCACGCTGTGCGCCTCTTCCACCCAGACGATGTCCACGCCTTCAAAGGACTTGATCGAGTCCACGGTGTGGCTCTGCAAACCGCCGAACAGGAAAAGGGAGCCATTGGCGCCCCGGATCTCCGTGTCCAGCACCTCAAAGAACGATTCCAGGCCGAGCCGCACAATGGCATCCTTCAGCAGCCGGTGCACCGAGTCGCGCATGGACTTCTGAATTTCGCGGGCGCAAAGGATGCGCAGCGGCTTCTCTGCCGCCATCACCAGCAGTACCGAAGCCACCGACCAGGACTTACCACCACCCCGGCCGCCGTACATCACCTTGTAGCGGCAGGGCAGCCAGATGTCAGCCATCTTCTCTGGCAGCTGCAGCCGGGCGTGTGGCGGCTCAATCATCGTCATCGTCCACCAGTGCAGGCTTGACGAACTCGACCGCGATGCGCGCGCCGGCCTGCGCAGCGGTCCTGGCCAGCTCCTTGGAGTCCATACCGAAGGCCGCGCGCTCCAGGTCCACCAGCTTGGCCAAGCTCTCGGCCAGCACCTTCATGGTCTTGGAGCGCTCGGGTAGGGAGATAACCGCTTGGTACAGCTCGTTCAGCTTGTCGCGGCCCTTGTCGTCTGGTGCGTACAGCAGCTCGCCCAGCTGCTCCAGCAGTTGCACAGTTTCGGGATCGGTCTGCTGCTCCAGCTCGTCCAGCAGCGCATTCGTCACTCTCCGCGCCCGGCTGATGTCACGGCGATGGGCCAGCCTGATGTCGGCCACGGCCTGCGCATTGGCGTCCACCACCTCACGTTCGGACGCAGCTCTTTCCGCGCGTACCTCTTTGCGTACCGCCTCTTTGCGTACCAGCTGCTCTGCCTTGTCCTGGATGCGTTCCGACAGGTCACGCGTCCACTCTTCACGCTTGGCGCGCTTACGGATTGCCCCCTCACTGATGCCATGCTCCGCGCCGATCTGACGCAGGCTCTTGATCCCAGCCCGGTAATCCAGCTCGATCTTGTCCCAGTCCGCAGGGGCTTGTGGTTTCTCTGTGCTCATGCGGGCAACTTGGCATGCTTGGCACGCTTACGGCCGTGCGCACCAATGAAAAAGCCCCGGCAGCAACGCACGGGGCTTCAATTTCCGGCCATCGGCCTTCTACAGCAGCTCGTACCGCATCACGGGCTTGCGCCCTGGCAGCTCAACCGCCACCGCCTTCACAAGCCTACTCTCCTTCAGGTAAACCAGTGCCCAATCCACTTCTCCCTTGGAGCGGCCCAGGGCCAGGACCAGCTCAGAGTGGTAGTAGCTGCGCTTGGGGCTGGCCCGCAAGAAGCGCAGAAGCACATCTGTCCCGCTACCTGGCCGGATCACGCCCGGGGGCCGGGGGTTGTGCGCCCGGCTCCTCGGGGGCTCGGCCCTCGAACCCAGCTGACCAGCCATCCAGCTGATACCGTCACCGTTCAAGCACATCAGCCACCTCCTCATCCATTTTTGGCAGATCCTTTGGCCATTTGCCCATCAGCACCAGGCGCCGGCGTGTATCCGCGCCCCAGGCCTCGGCCACCAGGGCTGCAGCAGCCTTGGGGTAAAGCTCGTACTGGTCGAACTTTGGATGGCACCCCTTCACGCCCGGCCGGTCACAGCACAGTGCAAAGCAGGTGCGGTCGTCGGTCTTGAGGCCTGCACCCTTGCCGTGGTTGGCGTGGGCGGCCTGGCTGAACCCCACGATGCCGCACGCGCAGCATCGCAGGCTTGCCACGGCACGGCGGTAGTCCTCATTGCGCAGATGCTCGCCCTTTTTTCTCGGTGGCACCGTGGCGCCGGCCGCGCTCGCATAGTTCGGGGCGGTGGCCAGAGGCTGGTGCACTGTCTTGGGCGCGGGGGCCCAGGCGGTTTGCCTGAATCCTCCGCGCTTCATAGCTCACCTTTCACCAGGCGCCGGGCATACCCCAGCTTCTGCATCACCACCATCACATTGCTCTTGTAGTTGTGGGCCAGCGTGCTTGCACCCGCGCCGCGCTTGTGGTCCAGGTACATGTTCATGATCCGCATCGGGGTCCAGTGGGAAAAGGTGCCCTTGGCCTGCCGGTGCAGGTAGTGCTTGTAGACCTGCTTGGCCCATGGGATGCTGATCTGGTACTCCTCGGCGATCTGGGCCCAGGTCATGCGCCGCTCCACGCAGCCGGCCAGCTCGTACAGCTGCGCGTCTGTCCATTCCTTCATCCGGCGCATCCCAGAATCTCCCCCGTGTCCGGATCCACATCGCCCCGGGCAATTGCCGCCTCCCATTGATCGTAGGTAGCCGGAAAGCTCACCTTCAACTCGGTGGCCGCGAAGGCCTGCACGCGGTCGATCAACTTGCTATAGCCCCGGATGCCCAGGTCTTCGGTGCTGACGCGCTGGCGGCGGCGCGACTTGCGGCCGCTGAGCGGGTTCACCGTGGTGATGGTCTTGTGTCCCAGATATTCGTTGCGGAAATACTCCTTCCACGTCTTGAGGTCGTAGGCCTGGCCCAGGGTATTTCTGGCCTGCTGTGCAATGGTCTTGAGCACCACGCCGTGGTAGTACTTGCGCTGGCGGTCGGTTTTGGCATCCTCCCAGAGACGGGCCTCGATCACCAGCGCGCGCCCGGCCGCCAGCTGCTGCCCCACCCACGGAAGAAAAGCGCTTTTGCAATTCGCCCTTCCCTGCTCGGCGTTGTGCCACTCGGTCCTAAAAAGAAGCTCAGCCATGACGCACCTCCACTTTCACCATCCCGCCGATTTCCCCGGCACGTTCAATGCCGAGGCTCCAATGCTTGTCATCCACCCCCAGCACGTCCGCCAGGCCATCAAGGCCGGACTTCATGCGCGCCAGGGCGTTGTCCAGGTCGAAGGCACGGCGTGTGGGCGGGTAGAACGTGAGGTGCACATGCAGCTTGGCGGCGGCCACACGGCGAACACCTTGGGCCTGCGCCTGCAGCGCGCACGCAGCGCGGTAGAGCTTTTTGGCCTTGGCCAGGCGCGACCAGTGAATCCGCGCGTTCGGGCTCAGGTCTTTGGGCGGCCAGGGCAGCGTGACCCGGGCAATCACCACATCGGCTCCAGCTCCGCCGGCGGCGGCCGGAACCCCTTGGCCTTGAGCTGGGCCCGCACTGCCTCCCGCATCCCCGTCCAGGCCCCGGCCGCTTGCGAGTCGTTCTCCAGCTGGGCCACCTGCTCCCTGCTGTAGTGCCACCACCCTGGCGTCATGGCCAGAGTCACCAGCCAGTCGCGTGTCTTTTGGAATTCGGTCATTTTTCTTATGCATCTGCTGCGTCCATCTGCGGAGTCATGCCACGCGAAAATTTCAGGTTGCGCAGGCTGTTGCGCTCCAGATATCCGTGACGCAGCAGCCAATCGATGTGGTACTGCGCGGCGTTGGGGGAGCGAAAGCCAAAATGCTCGGCAATTACCGCCATCGGCGGGGTTTGGTCGTTGTCCTTAAAAAAGGACTGCATGAAGGTCAGCACCTCCAGCTGGCGGGGCGGAATCGTCTTCATGCCTGCAGCTCCTGTCCAGAAGCGTTGGCCAGCAGGTGCATGGCATGCGCCGGCAGCGAAGAGATCAGCGTCTTGCCGCCGGCATTGCCGTTCTGCAGCACTGCGATGGCCCTCTCACGGACCCCCACCAGCGCTGGGCGCGGCAGCTTCAGGCCATGGCTGATGTACTCATGGTCTGGCGAGCGGTCGCCGGGCAGACGGCGCATGTACTCAAACTGGCCGCGTTCCGTGTAAGCGCGGTGCGCCTCCTGGAAGCGGTGCTGCAGGTAGGACAGCTCGGCCGTCTCGGTGCGGCACACCTTGGGCCAGCCGCCCAGGTCCTCGATGGCGGCATGGATGGCTGGGTCATCAAACACCACGTCGGTGTAGGCACCAACCGAAGACATGGCGCCCAGCACCTTGCCCCAGGCGAGCGCAGCGCGATCTGTCGTTGTGCCCTGCAAGACCTTGATGATGTCGGCCACTCGGGGCGCGAACCGGCCGCGATCTGGATCCGTCGCATGCCGGCGAAGCGAAGAGCTGACCTGCTCCATCTCGAAGGTATGCAGCGCCTCCCACCAGACGGTGAGCATGAACTCGCTGCAGTCCTTGCCGTAATAAGCCATCACGTCGGTAAGGAGGTCGCGGAAGCCCTCCAGCTCGGATTCACGCATTTGCAGCACCTCCCATAGACCGGCCACCGCGCATCTTGTCGACCCACGACTGGCCGACAGCGCGGTTACGTGCCTCCAGCGCTTCTTGCTTGTTCAGGGATGTAGCGGGGCCGTGGGCCACGCCTCGGAAGCTGGGCTTAGGGCCATCGCAGCGGCGGATCCAGTTGCGCCAGGTCGCAGCCCAGTCCATTTTTTTGGCATCGGCACCAGCCTTTGCGCGCCAGAAGTCAGCGAAGCAATCAGCCTCTCGGCGCACGTCCTCGGGCGTCATGTCGGGGCGCGCCTTCAGTGCCCAATCGCCCCATGCCTTGAGCAGGGTCCAGTCATCAGGCAAGCGGGTAGCGGTTGCGGTCTTTGGCTTTTTTTCCGGAGCCGCAGGCGCAGGGTCAGCACCTGCAGGACCACCACCAACATCTGCTAGTTCTTTAAATACTTCTTCTTTATCTATATCTGTATCTGTATCTATATCTGTACGCGTGACATCGTGACCGGTCACGCGTGACTTGTCCTTGACGCCTTCGGAGGCCGCACCAGCCTTAGCTTTGGCGCGTTGGCGGCGCTTGCGCTCCGCAGCGGTTGGGTCTGTGTCGCTGCGCATCTGGCGGGCGTTCCAGTTCAGCGGCTGCAGCGTCTCGCGCTCAACCAAACCGACCTCGGCTAGGCGGCGCGCCACCTCTTCGAGCGTGCGTGTGTCGATGCCCATCTTTACGGCCACCTTGCGCAGCAGCAGCGGGCCGGCGTCGTCCAGCACGCCCTGCCCTTTCAGGCACAGCAGCGCGATGAAGTGCCATCGGTCCTCAAACGCCAGCAGGCGCAGCTTTTCGTCATCGATCATTTCCGTGTAGGCACGGAACCAGGGCAAAGGGGTGCTCATGCATTCCCCTTGAACTGCGCCGCCACCCATACGATCGCATTGCGGCCGCCCAGGGTCTTGCGGCGCTGGCCACTGTCCACCACCAGCTTCTCTTCCACCAGCTTTACGCGGCGCGGGCGCTGGGTGTTGGGGTCGAGCAGCAGATTGCGGGCGCACTCTTCGTCCGTCATGCCATGCACGCCGGCCTTCTGGATGGCGTCCAGCACCTTGGCCTTGAAGGTATGCGCGACATCAGCGATGGCCTCTGCCGCTGAGCGGGAGGTGTCGCTGTGTTTTTGGTACGGGGTTTCGATCATTCCTGGTCGCCCTTTCGTTCGGGGACCCGCGAAAGCCCTGGTTCAAGAAACAGCTCGTCTTTATCCTTGGCCTCATGCAACTTTTGTTCAGCAACCATCCGGGTGTGAGTCTTGCCATGAACCATCTTGAAGACGAAGTCGCGCAGCAGCTCGGCGGTGGTCGTGTTCTTCTCGGCGCAAAACCGAAGCCAGAGGTACTCGGTCTGCTCATCGACCTTCGTCTTGAGGTCCTGGGAGGCCTTTCCAAGGTCGCAGGCTATCCGGCGCGAGAAAGGGATATGGGAGTCGTCTGTCATAGCGTGATCCTTGTGGACAGTGCGGGCGTAGCTCGGCCCGCGTATCGGTTTGAATTTGTTGGTGAGAATGTGTCCGCAAGCAGCGCTGCCCGTAGAGCGCTGTCACGGCGTATGCGCCGTCAAAACGGCGCAGCAGGGGAAAAAATGGGCCCCGGTTCCGAAGCTCCGTGCACTGTTCGTTGATGTCGCCTCTAGGCTTCAACGGTTTCATCTTGGTTGGCAAGTTCGGGCCAGAAGCGAGGCCAGTCACCGGGCTTCAAATCCTTCCGTGTCACCGCGCCAGAGGTTGCGGCTTCAATGGCTACACAGCGTCCGATGGGAACGGGACGTTCACCGGACACCCAACGCGACACGTCGGGGGTAGGTGCGCCGATCTGTTTTGCGAGGGCGGTAATTGCGCCCCTGCCCTGGGCGTTGATGTATTCGGATAGGGTCATGCAGCGCATTGTAGCCTTATGCTAAATGTCACTCAAGCCTTTTGCTCATTCAATTTGTTAGCCAAATGCTATTTAATCTAGCCATGAAGAGCATTGATGACATCCGCCGTGAAAATCTCCAAGCACTGGAACGCCAGTTCGGAAGCTTGAAAAATCTTGCTGACGCCTTGGAGCGAAGCGAATCACAGGTCTCTCAATGGAAAAATGGTGCAATCAACTCCGCTACAGGCAAGCCACGCGGTATGCGCACTGAAACCGCTCGGTTCATTGAGGAGAAATCCGGAGTGCGCCCCGGTTGGCTTGACACTGATCACTCTAATGAAGCGTTATCCGACAAGGATCGGAAACGACACTTCGATAGCAACGTGAAGATAGTTCCAGTGGGCGTACGTAGCTATCCTGTAATTTCCTTGATACAGGCTGGTCTACTTAAAGAGATTTCTGACCCCTATGCCCCAGGTGATGGATTCGATATAGAGTACGGTGATGACGACGCCTCTTCTTGGGCAGTCTTCCTGCAAATCGAGGGAGACTCTATGCTGCCTGATTTCAGACCTGGAGATCGCGTGCGAATCGACCCGGATGTTATCCCACGACCCGGCGATTTCGTAGCCGCCCGCAACACCAAGCAGGAAGCCACCTTTAAAAAGTATCGGGTACGGGGTATCGATGAAAGTGGACAAGAGATTTTCGAGCTTGTACCACTCAATCCTGACTACCCAATCCTAAGAAGTGATGAGCATCATCTAGTTGTCATTGGAACGATGACCGAGCATCGTCGTCGTTTCCGGCGGACCTAACTACAAATGATCGCACTTTCCAAACGAGGAATCGTTGTAGCTGGAATAGTCTGGCTCGTTCTCTCATTCTTTTTTTCAGGGGAAGCCTCCTGCGTTCAAGCGGGTGCTTTTTGCGATCGTAGCGATCTCTTGCTAGCTGCCATTGCGGGAGTTTGTTTTTTGGTCCCCTCCTGGTTAGCTGTCAGCATCCTCAGCCAGATCTTTCCGTCTTTGGGTCACGAGAAAGATTAAAATCACTCATTTACCTATTAAAAACAACCACATATAAGCTAAGCCACTGCATGATTTCTAAAGTATAGGCCTAGATGCCAACAATGAGACTTCGGTAGCATTGCGAAAACTATTGAGCCGTCCCAGCCGCCTTTCAAGGCGGCTTTTTCACGTCTTGATAGCAAATTTTCAAGAAATGTAGCTATAAGCTATTGACACAACTTTTAGCCTTTTGCTAAAGTTCACCCATCGACGCAGTAACTGCGGCGAAGGGAGCCAGGATCACCAGCCCCCGAAGACCCCGGGGGGATCGCCCGGGTTTCCAAGAGACGGGCAAGAACCCGCAGGGGGGCGAAAGGATCACGCAGCTAAGGCTAGTAGGCTGGTGAGAAACCAGATAGGACCGTGGATACGGGGAAACAAACGAACGAGATGGCAGCTGCGGCACCGGTCCCTGGGTGTGTACGGGGTGAGGCAAACAGGGTTGCCAAGAAAAGCAAAGCCCAGCGTGAAAACGCAGTGCCCTTGGGAACAGGGGCAAATCAAAAGCCTCGAGAGTCGGTGCTTCTGATTTGATAAGAAAAAATCTTACGTCGGTGTCCAATCGATACTTCTAAACTCTGTAGTATTCAGTTACGATTAGCCAATCGCGTCAGTTCTCTTTAACCCTCCCGCCCGTTCCCATCGGGCGCTTGAGCCACCCTTACCGGTGGCTCTTTTTTTGTCCACGACGGCCCTGTTTCGGAACATTCAGCGCCTTGCCCGCCTCGAGCGGGCCTTTTTATTTGGGGACTCGAAATGAACGGATTTTCTGACGCCCACCATGCCCGTCTGGCCTCTGCCCACCAAGCGGCCACGGATCGCCAAGACGCTCGGGCCAATTGGCTGGAGCAGACCTGGGCGACAAACTCGCCCTTCCTGCCCAGGTTCAATGGCGTGGTGCAGGAGGCATTCGGCAACTTCGACCCCACCACGCTGGCCAAACTGTGCTGTCAGCTGCAGGCTGGCAACGATGCCGCCGCCGGCGAGATCCTCCGGAACTATCTCCTGGAGGTTTGCGAAGACGGCGTTGAAGAGGTGCTGGACCAAGAAGCGGCGGAGGTTTGGTGATGGAGCATGTCAACGCCACCTACCTGCGGGCCCTTGCAGCTGGCCTGCAGCTGCGGGTAAAGCCGCCCGACGACGATGAGTTTGTGCCGCTGTTCGATGCCTCCAGCACGGCAATGGCTGTTCTTTTGCGCCCCTCGACCATCGTCAACCCCGGGGCCTAGCAATTCAAGATCGATGGGGCCGACGATGCTGCGTGAGAGGTCTCTCCAACTCAAGACGCCAAGAACTCTGGACGAGGCCTGCGGGCACCGGCCCGAGTATTTCCACCCCTTTGAGCACTACACCAAGCCGCTGCACCAGCGGCTTTTCTTTTGGCTGGGCCTGGCCGCCGCGCTGGTCCTGATCGCATTTATCTGGAGCCGCTATGCGTAAAAACGCAATCCACACAGCTTGGATGCTGGCCGCCCTGCTGGCGGTGATCTACTTTTCCGACCCCGGTACCGACCTGGCCGTCGAGCAGGCCACGGCCGCCGATGTGCAGGACGCCGTGCACGCCGCCCAGCAGGTGGCACTGAGCACCAAGAAAGGGACCGACCAATGAAGCTCCCCCTCTGGGTCTTGCTCTATATCGCGCTGAACGTGACGGCCATCGCGGCCGTGAACCTCATCGCCAAAACCAACATCGCATTCCTGTAACGCCATGAACGAAGTCACCACCCGCCCCCCTGCCCCTGCACTGCCGCTGCAGGCGGACAACACCGAAGCCGCGAAGCTGACCCGGGCCATCATCGCCGCGGCGAAGAACCCAGAAATCCAGATGGACAAGATGGAGCGCCTGCTGGACCTGCATGAGCGCATCACGGCCAAGGAGGCCGAGCAGCAATTCAACATGGCCATGGTGAGCGCGCAGTCGCAGATGGGCCGGATCGCTGCAGACGCTGTGAACCCGCAGACGCGTAGCCAGTACGCCAGTTATGCGCAGCTGGACCGGCACCTCCGACCCCTCTACACCTCCTACGGCTTCTCCCTGAGCTTTGACGAAGGCGAAGGCGCTGCAGAAGGCTTTGTGCGCGTGGTCTGCTACGTGGCCCACATCGGCGGCCACACCCGCACCTACCACTGCGACATCCCGGCTGGTGGCAAAGGCGCCAAGGGTGGCGATGTCATGACCCGCACGCACGCCGTGGGCTCGGGCAAGAGTTACGGCAAGCGCTACCTGCTCAAGGACATTTTCAACGTCGCCGTGGGCGAAGACGACGACGACGGCAACGCTGCCAGCCCGCCCGGCACCGCACCGCCCAAGCCCGTCTCGGAATTCACACAGGGCTGGATCGACTACGCGCTCAGCGTCAAGGGTACGCCAGAGTTCCAGGCCGCCTGCAAGCAAGCGCGCGCCGAAATCAGCAAGGCCCGCGACATCCAGGGCCTCAAGGACTTCAACGCAGCTATGGGGGTTGCCAATGCATAACACTCTCTTCCGGTGCCACAGCCTGGGCCGCATCATGACCGAGCCCAAGACCAAGGCCGAGGGCATCCTGTCGGTGGGCGCAAAGACCTACATCCGCAGCCTGGCCCAGCAGGAGATCTTCGGCATCGACTTCGAGTTTTCCAGCAAGGAAACTCAGAAGGGCCTCGAGGTCGAGCAGGAATGCATCGAGCTGCTCAACCGCGTGCGCGGCCTGTCCCTGGTGAAGAACACCGAGCGCCGCACCAACACCTGGCTGAGCGGCGAGTGCGACCTGTTCGACGCCGCCAGTCGGCGCGGGCACGACATCAAAGCATCCTGGTCGGCCAAGACATTTCCCGGCTGGCTCAAGGACTGCATGGACCCCATCTACGAGTGGCAGATGCGCGCCTACATGATGCTTTGGGACGCAGACGAATGGCAGGTCGATTACTGCCTGGTCAACACCCCGGACAAGCTGATCGGCTATGAGCCCCTGCCCATGCACATCGTGGACCACATCGCCGAGCACCACCGCGTCACCAGCTGGACCATCAAGCGCGACCTTGCCAAGGAAGCACTGATCCAGCAGCGCCTGGAAGCCGCGCAGGAATATTTCCGCCAGGCACTGACCGAGTTCGACCAGACCCACTCCCACCACACCGACATGGCCGCTGCCTACCCGCAGGCCCAGGCCGCCGTCGCCCAGGCCATGTGCAACGCCGTGATCGCAGACCCATTTGCAGCTTGAGGACGCCATGAGCAACGAATTGACCACCACCACCGCCCTGGGCACCCCCAGCATCAACGACGCCGCCCTGGCGCTGTTCACGCCCTTGGAGGCCGATATGACGGCGCTGGCCGCCAAGTACCATAACGTGGCCTACGACATGACCACCACCAAGGGTGCCAAGGCTGCGCGCGATGCGCGTCTGGAGCTGCGCGAGTCTGGCCGCTTCGCCATCCAGCGCCTGCGCGACCAGACCAAGGGGCAGCTGAACGACTGCAAGACGGTGATCGAGACTGAGGCTACCCGCCTGATCGCCATCGTGGAGCCCGCAGAGGTTGCGATCGACAAGCAGATCAAGGCCCATGAGCAGAAGCTGGCCGACGAGAAAGCCGCCAAGGAAAAGGCCGAGGCCGCGCGCGTGCAGAAACACATTGAAGACATCGCCACCATCGCCGGCTACTCGGACAAGGCGCGCGGCCTGGCGGTGGAGCGCATCGAGGCGGGCATTGCCTACGTGCGGGGCATCGACGTGAGCGCTGCGGTGTTCGAGGAATTCGCCGAGCGCGCCGCCGGCGAGAAGGCCGCAACCATCGCCCGCCTGGAGCAGATGGCGGCCGACCGCCGCTCAGCTGACGCGGCCGAGGCCCAGCGGGTGGAAAACGAGCGCGTGGCGGCCGAGCTGGCCGCGCAGCAGCGCAAGCTGGACGAGCAGGCCGCCGAGCTGGCCCGCCAGCGTGAGGCCATGGCGCCCGCGCCGCAAGCAGCGCCTGCAGCCGCACCAGCGGCGGCACCCGCAGCGGCACCAGCGGCGGCACCAGCTGCTGCAGGCGCCGCCACTGCTGCACCGCCAGCACCTGCCGCCATGCCGCAACCTGCCGCGCGTGCCGCCGCCGGCGCCGCGCCGGCCGCCGAGGTGGATCCAGATGCGCGCGTGTCACTGGGCCAGATCAAGACCTTGATCGCGCCGCTGAGCATCGACGCCGCCGGCATGGAGCAGCTCGGTTTTCCCTATGTGGCCACCGACAAGGCGAAGCGCCTTTATCGCGCCTGCGATCTGCCGGCCATCCGCCAGGCCATGGTCCAGCACCTGTTGCAGGTCGACCTGGGGGCGAAGTATGCAGACGCATGACTTTTTCACTCGCATCATCAGCACGAACTGCGTAGGCCCGAACATTGCCACACCGGGCAAGGCAGACGGCACCATCGAGAGCTATGCGTGCGCAGCTTGCGGCGAAGAGCATAACTACCGAGAAGACGCAAAGAGCTGCTGTCCACCGACAGTCATTTTCAAATGCAAGGTGTGTCGCTCAAGCTATGACGACGATGACGATGCGCAGGACTGCTGCCCTGGTGTTGAAAACGGTCAGGCGCTGCAGTGCCCCGTCTGCCTCAAGCGCGCCGAATCATTTCTGGACGCCGCTGATTGTTGCCTGCACACCCACCCGACCATGACGGCCTACGGCCGGCAGCGAGTGGCTGAATCCGTTTCCAAGGGGACGCCCTGGCCTGAAGCTGTAGCGGCGCACATCAACCACTGACCCACCATCGACCCGCCATCTGCGGGTCGTTTGCATTCCTAGGACACCCATGTTTAAAAATCTGATCATTTACCGCATTTCCGAATCCTGGCAGCCCGACCTGGTGCAACTTGACCAGGCGCTGGCCAAGCAGCAATTTGAGGTGTGCGGCGCCACGCAAGAGCAATCCACCGGCTGGGTGCCGCCGCGCGGCGAAGAGCACGGCGCCATGGTGGAATCCGTGGGCGGCCACTGGATCCTGCGGCTGATGAGCGAGAGCAAGATGCTGCCCGCCAGCGTGCTCAACCGCAAGCTCGATGAGAAGCTGGCCAACATCGAGGAAGCCGAAGGCCGCAAGCCTGGCCGTAAAGAGCGCCAAGAGCTGAAGGAAGAGTGCAAATTGGATCTGCTGCCTATGGCCTTCACCAAGCAGGCGGGCACCTGGGTATGGATCGACCCTGCCGCGCGCCTGCTGGTGATCGACGCCAGCGCACAGGGCCGTGCTGACACGGTGGTGACCATGCTGGTGGAGGCCTCGCCCGGCTTTGCGGTTGCGCTGCTGGATACCAAGGCCAGCCCACAAGGTGCGATGGCCGCTTGGCTGCACAGCTACGACGCGCCGGCGGGCTTCAGCATCGACCGAGAGTGCGAGCTCAAGGGCACGGACGAAGCCAAAGCGGTAGTGGGCTACGGCCGCCACCCACTGGGCATTGACGAGGTCCGCGAGCACATTGACCAGGGCAAGCTGCCCACCAAGCTGGCCTTGACCTGGGATGACCGGGTGAGCTTCGTGCTGACCGAAGGCCTGCAGCTCAAAAAGGTAGAGCTGCTGGGCGTGGTGCTTGAAGACAAGCCCGACGAGAACGGTTTCGATGCTGATGTGGCCATCGCCACCGGCGAGCTGTCGAAGCTGATCCCCGATCTGATCGATGCGCTGGGCGGCGAAGGTCGCGCCGAGCTGGGCCAGCTGCCAGATCGCGGCAGCAGCACCGGTCCAAAAGCTGCCCCAACAGATACCGCCCCCGGCGAGCAGCCATTCTAAAAATCTCCAGCGCACCCCATTCACAGCCCGCCCTGAGCGGGCATTTCCATTTCTGGATCCCCAATGTCTGAAACCACCACTTCCATTCCCCTCAAGACTGCAGCATGCTCAGCGACTTGGGATCTGATCGAGCAGCTTGTGCAGCTGGAAAGCAGCAAAAACCGGCTGCACCTCGAATACATGGGCAAGGCCATGCCGGCCGACGTGTATTTGCGCTTCCAGAAGCTGCGTGACGAGCGCATCCCGGCACTGCAGTCCCAACTGCGCGCGGACCTGCCCGCAGCCCCCGATCAACCACCTGCCCATTTAACCCACGCGTATGCGGACCAGTTCATGCTGCATGGCTTGATCCCAGCTGAACCAGCCCCCCAAGCCCCTTCCGCAGACGCGCTGGATGCGGCTCGTTATCGCTGGCTGCGTGACATCAGCGTGCCGCCGCACAACTTCTATCTCAGCGTGCCCGATGAATTCGGGGGCGTGAAGTATGCCCCAGTCGAAGTGGATGCGGCGATCGACGCAGCGATTGCCGCCATGGCTGCAGCCCAGGAAGGCGGCAATGCCTCAGCCGGAAAGGATGGTGCAGCATGAAACGCAAGCCAACTGGATTTGTCGCGACCTGCCAGTGTGGCGTTGTCGTGGGTGTCATCGACGTGGAGCGATCATCGCGTTCTGATGTGGGCAAGTTACTTGGCAAATGGCTCGCGGATGGATGCACCTTGGGGCCTCGCTTTGATGGCTCTTGGAGCGTGCATGTCGGGCCTTGCGATTGCGATTCAGGACAAGCCCGTGCGTCAGCAACGAATACCGAATACCAAGGCGTGCGCTGCCTGTGCATCGGATCTGGCTGTCTAGCTGGTCCTGGATGCCCGCACTACACGAAAAACTGCCAAAAGCACATCAATTATCAGGCTGCACAGTGTGCAGCTGCGCGGGAGGGACAGCGATATGCGTCTAGGTTGGAAGCTTGAACCGAAAGAAACTGGGCATAGACGCATCGGAGCAGGACCGCGCGGAAGCATTCTGCACGATGGGGCCAAGAAATTTGCGAGCGTAAGGCCTTTGAGTGGCAGCTACCTAGGCCCTATCCGTGGCTGGCTCTGGGTGGCAGGCTGGGATTCTGATGTGCCGTACAAGAACACCAGCAATGAACCAGCCTCGACCTCCGAAGAGGCCAAAGCCCAAGCCATGGCCTATATCGAGACTTACCTTGCCCAGCGCGCCCAACAGAGGGAGGGCCAGTGA